TTCAGATGGAACAGGAAGCACAACTAAAATAGTTGATGTTTCTGGTTTAAACTCAAACAATGGTAAAACTTGTAAAACTGTAAGATTAAATAAGGTTAGCTTTAATGTTTCAGTAACGGCACCAGTTGATGCAATTCGTATGCAATGGGATGCAGACACAGATGTGGTATTTCAAACTTTAGCAGGTGAAATGGAGTATGATTACTCTAGTTTTGGTGGATTAAAAAACACTGAGGCTACTGGTTACACTGGAGATGTAAACGTTGTTTTACCAGCTTGTTCAAACGGAGATACAGGTACAATTGTTTGTGAATGGATTAAAGTTTACGAATCGTAGGAGTTTAAATGGCTAATACTACTTCGGGAACAACAACGTTCGATAAAACATTTTCTATTGAAGAAATAATAGAAGATGCTTTTGAGCGTATCGGATTACAAGGCGTTTCAGGTTATCAATTAAAATCTGCTAGACGATCTCTTAATATTCTATTTCAAGAATGGGGTAATAGAGGTATTCACTATTGGGAGATAGGTGAAACTAATTTAGATTTAATTGAAGGACAATCGGACTATGATTTTTTTAGATCAAGTGATGATGGCACAAGTGCTACAACGACTGCCCCAGCAAATGTGTTTGGTATATCTGATGTATTAGAGGCACAATTAAGAAACAACAGAACTCAAACAACTCAATCTGATAGTCCAATGACAAAAGTAGATAGATCTACGTATGCAGGATTTTCAAACAAATTATCTAAAGGCACTCCTAATCAATATTGGGTAGAAAGATTTATTGATAAAGTTAGGATACATATTTATCCAACACCGGATTCTACAAATGCATCTAAAGATATGCATTTTTATTTTATAAAAAGAATACAAGATGTTGGAGATTATACAAATGCAACAGATGTGCCATTTAGATTTGTGCCTTGTATGACATCAGGATTAGCCTTTTATTTAGCTCAAAAGTATGCTCCAGAGAGATTACAAGCAATGAAATTATTTTATGAAGATGAATTAGCAAGAGCATTAGCTGAAGATGGTTCTGCAGCTAGCACTTACATAACACCAAAAGTTTATTACCCAGGAGCATAATATGGACGAAAAAAGATTTATGGAACTTGTAGAAGAACTTAGAGAAGCAGGTTTTTCTCAACAAGAGGCAATTGAAGAAGCTAGAAGAATACTTGGAGAACAAGATATGGCTAAAGGTGGTAGAGTAGACAAACCTCTAGGACCTGGTGGTAAAAAGAAAAAACAAAAGAAAAAGAAAAAAAGTAAAAAATAATGCCAAAATATGCAACAGGTAAATATGCAAAAGCAATATCAGATAGATCTGGTTTAGAATTTCCATATCGAGAAATGGTTAGAGAATGGAATGGATCTTTTGTACATGTATCCGAGTTTGAACCAAAACAACCACAATTACAACCTAGACCTTCTGGAGCTGATGCAATATCAATAAGAAATGTTAGAGTTGATAGAATAGAAAATGCAGTTCCATACGCTTTACCAGAAGATCCTTTTGAAACTTACGAGTCTGGATCTGGTGTTATTAATGTAACAGCACCTGGTCATGGTTTAACAAATGGAACAACATATAGATTTAGAGGACCATCTGCTTTAATAACTGGTGGTGGTGGAACTTTTCAATTTAAAGATCCACAAAGTTTTGATGGTATTACAGGAACTAATATTGCAAAAGCAGCGGGATACACAATAACAACTGGAATATTTAGAAGTGGAGCAAGAGTTAGCACAGATTATGCTGTAGCAAATTTCTTCTTCTTTACAGTTGATACAGATACTGCTACAAATGGAAATGTAAAAGGAGGAGGAATTGGATGTTCGATTGGACCTATTACATTAACCGCCTAAGAATCAAGTGGTATAGATTTAGAAAAAAACAAATGTGTTGGCAACATACTAGTTATACAATTAGTTGTTTAATTTGTAAGGAGATTAGACAATAATGGCTGGATTAAGTGCATCAGGATTAAAAACACAAATAAGAAATTATACTGAAACAGATTCAAATGTTTTAACAGATTCTATTTTAGAAAATATTATCTTAAATGCACAAAATAGAATTTTTAGAGATGTACCTATTGATGCTGATAGAGTGCAACAACAAGGTAATTTAATTACAGGACAAGAAACAATTAATGCCCCAGCTGGTTGTTTATTTATTAGAGGTATACAAGTTTACGATTCAACATCTGCTATAACAGGTGCTAATACTTGGTTAGAAAAGAAAGATGTTACATATTTGCAAGAATATATATCATCAACTGAGTCTTCTAAAAGAGGCAAACCTAAATATTATGCTATGTTTGGAGGAGCCACTGGAGACGGAGATACAAATTCAGGTAGAATGATGTTTGCTCCAGTTCCTGATACTACATATAAATTTAGAGTTCATTTTAATAAAATGCCTACTCTTTTAGAGGGTGATGGCACTAATTATATTAGTCTTAATTTTCCAAATGGGCTGTTATACTGCTGTCTATCAGAGGCTTATGGATTCTTAAAAGGTCCAATAGATATGTTGACATTATACGAAAATAAATATAAACAAGAAGTACAAAAGTTTGCTATAGAGCAAACTGGTAGAAGAAGACGAGATGATTATACTGACGGAACCGTTAGATTTAAAATCGAGTCTCCTTCTCCATAATAGGAGATTAAACTATGGCTATATCATCGGCAATTTGTAATAGTTTCAAACAAGAAATTTTAGTTGGAACACACAATTTTACTGCTTCTAGTGGGCATACTTTTAAAATAGCATTATTTACTAGTTCTGCATCTTTAGGTGCTAGCACGACTGCTTATTCAACATCAAACGAAATTACAAATACATCTGGATCTGCATATTCTGCGGGTGGTGCAACGTTAACAAGTGTTACACCAGTATTAGATTCTTCAACTGCAGTTTGTGATTTTGCAGATGTAAGTTTTACCAGTGCAACATTCACAGCAAACGGTGCATTAATTTATAATTCTTCTCAATCTGACAAAGCCGTTGCGGTTATTGCATTTGGTGGTGACAAAACCGTTACAAGCGGAACTTTTACAATTCAATTCCCAACAGCAGACGCATCGAACGCTATCATTAGAATAGCATAGTGAGGTAACGACGGATGTCCGTTACTCGAACTTTCACAGTCACAGTCGCTTACGTATATGGTGGTAACAAATATCTACTCGATGGAGTTGCACAAGCTGATGCTTATCTAGTTGAAGGCAATACATATAGATTTGATCAATCTGATTCTTCAAATGGTGGTCACCCATTAAGATTTTCTACAACCAGCAACGGAACACACTCAGGCGGAAGTGAATATACAACCGGTGTAACTACAAATGGAACACCAGGTAATGCTGGAGCGTATACAGAAATAACGGTAGCAAGTGATGCTCCAACTTTGTATTATTATTGCACAAATCACTCAGGAATGGGTGGAACAGCTTATACTCCTAGTGAAGGTTGGGACGTAGGTGCTTGGGGTGCCGGTAGATATGGAGTAGCTAATGAATTTACTCTTGGTTGGGGTGCAAAAAATTGGGACTCTTCAGGTTCTTGGGGAGATATGGGTGATGAAACTATTACTCCAACAGGTTTTAGTTTAACTTCATCTCTTGGATCTGTATCTGTTTCAACAGAAATAAATACTGGTTGGGGTAGACAACCATGGAATGAAAACGCTTGGGGTATTGCAGGTGATGTATTATTAGATGGTCAATCAGCAACAACAAGTGTTGGATCATTAGTTGTTGGAGACATACTTGGATTAACAGGTCAATCTGCAACAACAAGTGTTGGATCTCCTACAATTATAGGAGATATAACTGCAACATTAACAGGTCAATCTGCAACGGCCTCTGTAGGATCAATTGATATTGCAGGACAGATAGTAGGATTAACTGGACAATCAATAACATCAAGTGTTGGATCTATATCTCCAGCAGATGCAATTGGAGTTACAGGTGTCTCTGCAACAACATCACTTGGAACAGCTAGCACAAATAGTAATCCAACTATTAGTGTAACCGGAGTGTCAGCGACAAGTGCTATAGGATCTTTATCTCCTGCAGATGTTATGGGATTAACAGGTATTTCTAGCACAGCTTCTGTGGGATCTTTAACTCCTGCAGATGTTATGGGATTAACAGGTGTTTCAGCAACAACTTCTGTTGCTGGTTTTGGAACTTCTTCAGGTTTCGGTATTCAAGCATATCAAGCTATTGACACTGGATCGAATACAACATATAGTAACGTAGCATAGGAGAAAAAAATGGCTTCAACATACACACCATTAGGTATAGAACTTCAAGCAACTGGTGAAAATGCCGGTACATGGGGAACAAAAACTAATACTAACCTACAAGTTATTGAACAAATAGCTGGTGGTTTCACACAACAAGCATTAACAAGTGGTGGAACGGTTACTCTTGCAGTTTCTGATGGATCAACTGGTGCAACTCTTGCACATAGAGCAATAGAATTTACAGGTTCATTATCTGGTAATGCAGTCGTTACAATACCTCTTGATGTACAAAATTTTTATTTTTTAAGAAACTCTAGTTCCGGTGCATACACGGTTGAATTTAAATATGCGTCAGGATCAGGAAGTTCTGTAACTTTTTCTGCTACAGATAAAGGAGATAAATTAGTTGTCGCAAAAGCTAATGATGGAACTAATCCTGATATTGTAGAACTAGCTTTAGGTCTTACAGAAATTTCAGAAGATACAACACCACAATTAGGTGGTAATTTAGATACTAATTCACACAATATTTTAATAGATGATGCTCATTTTATAGGTGATGAAAACGGAAATGAACAACTTATATTCCAAACAACTGCATCAGCTGTTAATCAATTGGACATTACAAACGCTGCTACGGGCAATAATCCCTCTATTTCAGCCACTGGTGATGATTCAAATATTAGTATAAACCTAGTACCAAAAGGCACAGGTACAATTCAAGCAAATGGAGCGTCAGTAGCAACAACAGGAAAAAGTATTGCAATGGCAATCGTTTTCGGTTAAAAGGAGTATAAATTATGGCAACACCAAATATAGTAAACGTAACATCAATAAACGGTAAAAACGCTACTGCAACTTTAGCGAATACCTCTAGAACAACTGCTATTGATGTACCAGCAGATAAACTAGTAAAAGTAAATACAATTTTAATATCAAATATAGATGGAACAAACGCTGCTGATATCACAATTGAAATTAGTGTTGATGATGGATCAAACTATGTGAAACTTGCAAACACAATTAATGTTCCAGCTGATGCAACATTAAATTTTTTAGAATCACCAATCTACTTAGATGAAACTGATATACTAGCATTCACAGCTAGTGCAGCAGACGACTTATCTTATTTTGTATCATATGAAGAGATAGACGACGCGTAGGAGGTTTTATAAATCATGGCACACTTTGCTGAATTAGAATTAAAAACCGATCCTTCAGGCTTCACATCTGACGAAAAATATATTGTTAAAAGAGTTGTGGTTATCGGAAACGATGTACCTGCAGCTAATGGTACATTAGAACAACACGATATGCACGAAGATGGAGAGTTTCATTGTAAAAAACTTTTTGGTGGTGGTATTTGGAAACAAACTTCTTATAATGGTAAATTTAGATGTAGATATGCAGGAAAAGGTGCAGTATATGATCCTGTTAATGATGTATTTTATGGACAACAACCATTTGCATCTTGGACATTAAATACAACAGATTGGAGATGGGAGGCACCTATTCCTGTGCCTACAATGGACCAATGTCAATATACTCATTCAGATGGAAATCCAGCTACTTATAGAGTAGAATGGAGTGAAGCAAATCAACAATGGATAGGCTTTGGAGAAGAAAATTCTCAACACGTTTGGGATCCTGAGACTTCTTCTTGGAATGCTACGGGAGGGTAATCCATGGTAGCAATAAAAAAGAATAATAGATTAAATAATCGTAAGGGAGGAATGATTGGTATAAACAATTGTGCCTCTTTTGGAAAAAATAAAATTACACAAACAACATCAACTGCACCATTAACAACTGGTGCTGGAACTAAATTACTTCACACAGCTGTCGTTGGAGGTGGAGGATCTGGATCACAATCTGGTGCCGGCGGAGGAGCTGGAGGTATGATTGTTAGAGAAAATGTTCAAGTATGTGGTAGCACTCCATACGCAATTGTAGTTGGTGGCGGTGGTACATCAACAAGTTATCCTGATGTTTGCACTAGAGGTGGAAACGGAGGTGACTCAGCTTTTGCACCAGGCACAGCAATCGCTGTGTGCGTAACTGGCGGTGGAGCTGGCGGTAATAACGCTAGTGGATCCGTTGACCCTTCTGGATCAGGAGCACCTGGAGGTTCAGGTGGAGGTATGGGAGGAAATACACAAGGTGCAGCTGGACCATCTGTAGGATCAGGAACTGCTGGTCAAGGTAATGATGGTGGAACAGGAACGG